GTTTAGTAATCTCCTTAGATAGTTGGGTGAAGTGACGTTCTCTCTCCGATTCTAATTTTATAGTCTCTTCCAGATCTTTATAATCCTTCTTGAGCTCCTTTGCTTTATTTTGAACGTCGGTAATTCTATTTACACGAAACTCTTCTTCTATATCTTGAGTACACGTAGGACATACCTTATTTTCTGTGAAAAACTTATGTTCTTTAGTAATTGTTGCTACCTTCTGAGTAATTGTACCCTTAAGATTGTTTAGTTTCTTTAACTTTTCAGTAGCTCCTGTAACCTCTTCTTGCTCTTTAATAAGGTCGGCAATATCAGATTCTTTCAATTGATTATGCTCCAAATGAGTATCTACTTCAATGGATAATGTTTTTATTTTTTCTTGATTTATTTCGATACTATTCTTACCTTGTTCCTCCAATTCCTTAATAAAATTTTCTTGCATAGAAATTTTATCTTTAATATTATCTTTTTTAAGATTTAAAGTTTTAGTTTGTTCTCTCTTTTCTCTCAACCTATCTCTAAGCAAACCATTCATTGCCGAGAAGATACGAATATCTAAAAGATCTTCAATAACATCTCGACGATTAGCACCTGTCAATTGCATGAAAGGGACAAATGTACTACTACCTAAAATTACAATTTGTGTAAACGATTTATAATTTACTTTTAATATAGTTTCTTCTAATATTTTTTGATTAGTACGATCATCAGCCTGTTTATGAAGGGGAGTTCCATTCACCTCAATATCAAATATATTTGGTTTTATACCCCTTCTAACTAAATATTCTCTTTGATTAATATCAAACTCTATCTCCACTACACAATCTTTTTCATTAACTGTATTAATTAATTGACCCTTATTAATTTTACGGAATGGTTTATTAAACAGTACAAAAGTAAGAGCATCTAACATAGTAGATTTACCCGCACCATTTGTTCCAACTACTAGGTTAGTATTATGTTTTTGGAAATCTATCTCTGTCCAATGCTGACCAGAACTTAAAAAGTTTTTATATTTAATTCTTTTAAATGTTATCATTTTTAGGGGGAATCACAATGTCATCAGGAGTAATCACGGCATATTTGTAATTATGCACTTTACATGTTTTTATTGCAAGATCATCATCAACTTCAACTACATCCATTTCTTTATTATCTCCCTCCTTCTCTAACTCTAACATCATAGCATATCTTTCAGCATCATCTTCTTGCTCAAACAAAAATAAAACTTTATCACCATATCCATCATCGACAGCATAAGCCCCTTCATCTTTTTTATCTCTAAGTGTAAGAAGATACATCTATTCTACCTCGCAAGCTTCCCTATAAAGATCCTTAAAAATACCTTTAACAATATTTTTATCCAATTCAATTTCAGATTCTTCAATATAACGACTTAGAATAGAAAGAGTATTCTCTTCTTCTTCTATCTCAAAATCTTCACTTTCATGTATATCAAAATTTTCAATAATTTTTAAATCTTGTACACCGATAGAATATAGTTTATCAATAAATTTCTCAAAATCTTTAGGTTTAGATTTTTTACGAACAATAACTTTTACAATTTTATTTTCATATTCAGTTACATTAAATAATTTATAATTAGTATCTTCATAATATATGTTATAAAATAATTTATAAGGATTATTAATTGGAGTATGTTCTAAGGTCTTTGTATCAAAAATATGAAACCCTCTTGGATCATTCACATCATTCCAAAACATTTCATATGGATTTCCCAAATAAAATATCTGTCCATCATCAGAACGAGTATGGAAATGACCTGAATAAACTTTTTCAAATTTATTGAAAGTCTTTACATCCATACCATTTTCCATCATATGTCCACGAGTAGCCTTGAATCCATTTACTTCAAGATGTCCCATGGCAACCTTTGCCTTAGTCTTTTTGATTAATTTTTCAGTCTCTTCATAATTCTCCGAATTAATCCAAGGTAAAAGAAGAATTTTTAATTTATCTAAAGAAATCTCTGTTGCTTTGGAGTATGTTTCAATATTTTCATAATCTTTTAATAAAAGTTCTGGAGAATTTACATTGTTAGTATTCTTATAATAACAATCATGATTCCCAATAAGAGCATGAACTTTATATTTCTTAAGAGGCTCAAATACAACTTTCTTTGACCACTCAAGACTTTGAAGATCTATTGCCTTACGACTATCAAATATATCTCCCATATGAATGATAGTATCTATCTTATACTCCTCTAAGGAAGGAAAAAAGACATCACGATAAAACATCTCAAAGTAATCATGAAGATGCCTAGAACCCTTTCTAGCCCCATAATGAGTATCAGTTATGATGGCAACCTTCATCGGTTATTATTGCGATACTGTATATTATCTTTAATTGTATTATATTCGGAATTACTGCCAGTAAGGGCTCCTTCATCAACATTCATAACTTCATCATAACCACTCTTCTCAATAATCTTTGTTTTAATATCTAATTGTTTTTTCTCTTTTTGTATTCTTCTGAGAAACGCATAATGTATAATCTGCGTAAAGTAAGCAAAAGGATTTTTGGATTTCTCAGGATCAAAATTATGTATGTACTGAACGCAATTTTCGATTCCATCTGATATCATGTCCTCCCTGAACATGTAGTTAACAAAGTTTGGTTTATAAGAAAGATGAGTTGCTATTTTTAAAAAACAAGAACCAAGATAGTTTGGAATGGGTGGTTTTCCTTCCCATGGGCCAGACTTTGGTGGTTCTTTATCAGGATACTTTTTTATAAATGCTTCTCTTGCTATTGCAACTTTTCCTCTATAAACAATCATTGCTTCAAGCAACTCTTTGTTATTTACATAATGTTCCGTCTTTTTTCTTGGCATGGCATAATTTACCGTTTGCTTTGGTTAAATTTATTATATCACAAAACCATGGCCTTGACAAGGTAGTTCAATATAAGTAGAATAACCTTTGTGAGGGTTGAAGAGAAGATTAGCTTTCTTTAGGTTCTATTTTTAATTTAAAAACATCTTCTAATTTTTTTCTGGATTTATCTACAGAAGATATATATCCCATAGCTGCATTAGGTTTTATTTGTCCTGAAGGTTTGGGAATATGAATTGATCCTTCTTCAGAAGAATCCTGAATAAATCTATTATATACATCAATTAATTTATCATCTTTAGTTTCTGTCATAGTAATAATTTTATCTAATTTAATCATAAAAAAATCTTCAGTTGTCAACTCTAACCATGGTTTTACTTTAATATAGTAACCATGAGTATTTTGATGCATTTTCATAATAAGAGGATTTTGTAACACTAATAAAGTATCATCTTCATTTTCGTCAGGCATAACAAGAGACATTATCTCTTCACCAGATACCAATTTAATTATTGCGTAGAATTCTTCTCCCATTAGTTCTTAAGTGGTATGTTTACTATATCATAATTGAATTTTTCTTCATTATACACTTTAATTCTTTCAATTAAATGATTAAGTGTATAATTTTTATGAGATTTATAACTGATGTCGTCAGCTATATCATATAAAGTTGCCCTTGTTTTTTGTTCTCCTTTTCGGAGTACCCTCCCTATTGATTGTAAATTTCTAATTCTAGACTTAGACGGAGAAGCAAAAATGACGTTGTGAAGGTTTTTAATATTAATACCTGTGGAGAATGTTCCATAAGACGCTACAATAATTGCATTGTTTTCTCTTTCAGTTATTTCTCTAACTTTTTCTCTATCTTCAGTATCTACACCGCCGTGAATAAAAAAGACACGACGATTTTCAATAATGTTACTATTATTTATTAATTCATATAATGGTTCACCATGCCCTTCTACTCTGGCAAATAAGATAAGAGTATTACCTTTAAGATCTAAAGCTAAGTTTTTAATAAACTTATTTCTACGACTATGATTAATAATATATTGTATTTCTTCCTCAAAGGTATTAAATTTTGTTGGTGGGTGTTTCAATAGAAGTACGTTAATATCCAATGTGGCCAAATGACCTTTCTTCATAAGTTCATCTGTCTTAATAATTTTATAGGATGGGCCAAAAAGACCTTCTAAAACCCACTTATGTGTTTCTGATCCATCTAATGTTCCAGTAAAACCGAATCTATACTTCGCATCTCCCAATTTAGTCATGATAGATACTAAGGATTTGGACTTAAATTGATGGGCCTCATCTCCCACTACCACACTAAATCTTTGGAAATATTTTCTAGGAAGTTTATAGATAGATTGCCACGTGGTAATAATAACTTGAGATTCTGTTTCTCTTTCTTTACCTGCATAAATTTTGTGACAATATGAACCAACGTCCCATCCATAATCCGAAAAGTCCTTATACATCTGCTCTACCAGAGATGTCGTTGGAACAACTATCAATGTATTTTTCCGTTGCTCTACGAAGTACCGCACTATTGAGTAAATCATCAAAGATTTACCAGAGGCAGTGGGGCTTAGCAATAGTCTTCTATTGTGTCTTAGAGCATCGTATACTCCCTCAATTTGATAATCTCTAGGTTTATATTTAGAGATTGCTGTCATATAATCTTTAACACCTTCTTTTGAAATCATTTCATTGACTTCAAAAGGAAGACCATAATACTTACTCTCTATAAATTCGTAAGTATATCCATGATCTTTACAAAACTGAACTATCCTATCTAATAAACCAATATATATCTCACCCTTCTGCGTATTAAATAATCTTATTTTTCCATCCCAATATTTATTTTTATAAGCTGGAGAAAATTTGGCACCAGGTACTTCAAAAGTAAACTGATCCGCTAACTCATAATAAACATGCACTTCCGCATCTACATGAAGATAAACTTCATTGCGTTTTGATATAACCAAATGTGACATAAAATAATGTTCATTTGGAAATATTTATCAACTAAATCCAGACTGGAATTTATGCCATTCTATAGAATTTTTAATCTGAAAAGTTCTATTAGATATATTTTTTATAATTTCTTCTAAAAATTTTAATGTAGTATCATAATACCTAATCTTAAGATCTATCTTAGTTAATTTTTCATCAGCATCTAAATGTCTTTGTATAGCATCCTTTTCCCTAACTTTATACGGAAATGGATCTTCTGCATAAACTTCTGGTTCTGCCTTTCCTGTATAGTAATTATATCTCTCTAATCTTATTTTACTATATTGTTCTCTTGCTTTTTCACGCAACAAAGTAATAGTATTATAGACAGTATAATACTTAGAATGTAATTGAGGAATTTTTAGTGATTCATCATGTAGATTATCAGGATCAATGACAGCATCACGCTCCCACATCTCCTGAATTTGATCAAGGTTCATAAAGGAGTTCTATTATCTGGTCCTAAAATATTGTATATAGTATACTTGAAAGTTGCCTCTGCTGTAAAGTAGTTAATATCTGTTTCCGTGGCATCAAAGTCTAAAGAAGTTAGTGATGTTGGAAATAAATCCTTAAATTTTATAATTGCTGTGGTTCTATAATTACTATTTAAAATATAAAGAGATGCATCACTAAATGCCAAATCCATATCTCTTTGCCCAAATCTATTAGAATTTTGATTTCCTTCTGTTGTCAAGTCTTTAAATTGTTGTGTAGTTTCAGGAAATCCTAGACCTGTTAACCACGTATGAATGGCCATATAATTTTCCATTTCTTCATCAACAAGAAATCTTAATGATAAATCACCATATTGCAATTTATCACCAGGTACATCAATATCCTTTAAGTAACTGGGTTGTATAGCAGTTCCTAAAGTAATTTCAGGTATTCTAGAAGAATTGCAATAAAATTCAACCTTTGGAGTTTTAGCAATACTAAACTTAAATCCTATAGGAGATAAGAAATTTCTATTAGATAATTGATTTTCTAATGGATTACGTGCCATTTCTAACCTCCGTTGCCTCCTCCACCATTTCCACCGTTGCCGTTACCACCATTTCCGTTCCCACTGCCACCATTACTATGCCCATTACCATTAGAGCCATTCTTTTTGCCATTTCCATTTTCACTATCCTCATCAGATTCAAGATACCCTCTACCACCTACATGGTAACCACGTGGAATCTTTTTACATTTTTTATCAGTATAACACCAATATTGACCTGAAGGGCATCTTTTAGCAGCTGCCTCTTCAATAAACCTATCAAATTCTTTCATTAGTCAATAATAAGGTTAAACCATTCTTCACTCATACCCATGATGATTTTATCTGCAGATGCTTGATCCTCTGCATAACCTTCACTTATGAGATGTTCTACTATTATAGCATGACGGTCAATAGCCTCTCTATGCTCCTTGGGGGTTGGTTTCATTGTAATACTACTTTTATTTGTATTTATTCACTTACAACTGTAGCATTCTTCCACCATTGCGGTTGATAAGTAATTCCTTGATCTGTTGTTATGGTTGTATTTTTTTGTGCGTCTGCATCTGCTTGATTAGCATATACTTTTCTTTTAGAATAATCATTACTCCATATGTTATCACCAGTATAGTATTCTAATCCACCATCAGGAACAGCAGATCCTAAAATACTTGTTTTTTTAATATGATAAGGCATTAGTTCAGCTTGCAGGTCTCCTGTTCTTATTTATCCGCATCTTTGCGTATATCATCATGCAAATTATCCATAGCATCCCTTTCAATTTGTTCTGATAATTTTTGTTTAGCTGCAGTTACTCCTGCCAATCTCTGCTCAAGACTATCTTGGACACGAGTGTAAAGTTTCATTTGCCACTCACGGTATTCTTTAATAGACTTTCTTACTCTACAGAACATGGTTCTTAATATAACTTTATAATTTATTTAGGACAAAAAAAAGACCCTTCCGAAGAAGAGTCTTGAAATGAAGTAGTAATATCCGAATTACATGAGGTTTGCAACTTTAACACGTCTGTAGTAAACGTTTGAGTTACGGATGATAGCACCAGGATTAGTGGTTGTAGCACCTTGTGAGAAAGGATTAGCAACGATTCCGTAACGAGTCTTAAACCCGATTTTTGGCTGGAAGGTGTTCTCTCCAACTGCACGAACCATCTGTAGAGGAACGTATGGGCAGTAGAATAGACCAGCATCATAAGGAGATGAACCCTTATAACCAACAACGTAGTACTGACCACCAAGTGTTGCAGGTGCACCAAATTGTCCTTGGTTCTGACCACCAGCATAAGGGTCAATGTATACTTTGTACTTACCTTGTAATGTACCAGCAAATGTATTACCAGTGTCATCAACGTTAAGGTTAGCGTTAAGAGCAGGAGTGTAG